AGCAGAAAGAGAATGCACAGTCCTACAGGCAGTACAATAAGCTGGGTACGACTGCCTCGCATGGCTGCGTGCGTCTGACAGTGGCAGCGTCAAAGTGGATTTATGATAACTGCCCGTTAGGTACAAAGGTCATTATTTTTAACGGATCATCGAAGGACGATCCGCTCGGAAAGCCAAAGACGATTACTGTGGACGAGTCCAAGTACATGGGCTGGGATCCGACGGATCCCGCCAAGGACAACCCGTATAAGACGAAAGACACGACGCCTACGATCAGTATTTCTTCAAAAAATACCGTGAAGCTTCTATTAGAATGGATGCAGGTGACAGACGGTACTTTGTGGCAGATATCAGCTCTGATATGGTGCTCAAAGCCACCAAGAGGGGTATATTACTCACCAGACCACTTCTTACCCAAGAAACAATCGATGCTCGAATGAGGGAAGACAAAGAAGCCGGACTCCGAGAGTATAAAAACATTTTCACAAATGAAGGTGGAGATGGTCAGATTATACGAAGAGCTGATATTATTCGAAATTCTTATTCTTATGCTCCTGCCCTTAAAAACCCAGACAATAAGAAAAAATACATTATTGCTTACGACCCAGCTCGTACCACCGACAACTCTGTCATTGGAATTGCAGAAGTCTACAAAGATCCAAAAGAAGGATACAAAATGAAAGTTGTTAACTTTGTGTCTCTGATCGACGTTATGTCCCGTACCCGTAGACCGGTAAACACTCCTACTCAGATTGAAATTCTGAAGCAGATCATTCTTGACTATAATGGTGAAGATATTTTGGATTATGAAAATATCGAAGCAATTCTAGTTGATGCCGGTTCTGGTGGAGCTGGTGTTCCTATTACAGACTTTCTTTGTGAAGACTGGAAAGATAAAAAAGGTGTTGAGCATAGAGGTCTTATTGATGATGGATATAACGAAGGGGATCGTAAAAAATATCCAAAAGCTATTCGGAATAAGCTTAAGCTTATTTCGCCTGCAAAATATAAATCAGAACTTTTTGAAGCGATGATTAAAATGTTTGAAATCGGTGCTATTGAATTCCCGCATGAATATGCAGTGAATAAGGGATTTATAGAGCTGATTTATCAGACAGATAAAAAAGGAAACGTAACTCAGAGGAAAGAATACCCTACTGAGTCTGAAGAAGAAAAGCTGAAGAAGGCTGGTATCACAGTGTCTTCAGTTAACTATCATCTTTCTCTGGAAGAAGAAATTGCACTTAAACAGATTGATGCTGCCAAAACAGAGTTAGTTAATATCTATCGTTTTAAGCAAGCAAGTGGCAAGGATCGTTTTGACCTTGCTCCTGAAAAAGCAAGAAAGCTAAATGACGATAGGGCCTACGTATGTGCACTTCTCTCCTGGCAGTTGGCTCAAATGCGAAGGGAAAATATTCTTCGTCCTAAAAAAGAGAAAGCAAACAATTTATTAGATTATTTTTCAATCCGAGCTCCTAAAAAAGGAAATCGGTTGTTTGAATAGGAGGGATCAACTTGGCTAAAAGTGTTACTAAAGACGCCAATGGTAATGTAGTCTCTTCTGCTACAGATAGAGACTACTCAGTTCCTTCTGATCTTAGTCGTGTCTTTAGACAGAGAGCGCAAATTGTAAATTATGCACAGCTTAAGGACCTCATGTTGCAGAACGTAAGTAAGAGCTCAACAAGGACTTTTACCCAATACACTAAAGCAAATATTATCAATTATCTTAAGAGTCCGTATACGAACCTAGATAATATCCGAGCTGTGTCACAGTTTCTTTATAGAGTTTCTATGATTTATAAAAAGATCATAGAGTATACTGCTCAGATGCCGTTATTTTATTACAACGTCTCTTATAAGTATGATCTATCCAAAGGATTTCAATTAGACGCTTTTAATAAGGTCTATTATGATCTGTGTGCCCGACTTCAAGTTATCGACTTTAAAAAAGAGTTCAGTCAGATCATCGCCACAGCTCTTAGAGACGGGGTTTATAATGGTTACATATATGATAATGAACAAGATGGCTTTATGATTCAAGCGTTAGACCCTAAATATTGTAAGGTGTCTGGCATTTCACAAGAAGGTCAGTACCTTATTAGATTCAACGCAAGCTATTTTGATAGTGGCAACAACAAAGAGTACCTTTATGGAATTAACGATGACGGCGAAGGCGTCTGGGACCAAGCTTTTATTGATGGATATGAAACCTATAAAAGTGAAGGCCGAGATTTTATGTGGTTTGATCTTCCGCCAGAAAGAACTATCTGTATTCTTGCAGGGGATGATTATGAAATGCCGTTGCCCTATTATGTGAATCTATTTATTAGTCTACTGGATCTCATAGATCTTGAGCAGATTATAGCAGATAAAACCGAGCTCGAAAATTATGTCTTGCTTGTCAGCAAAATTCCCCTTATTGAAAATTCAGGAGAAATCGATGATTTTGCCGTTTCATTAGATATGGTAAGAGCGACTCAGTCTTTGATCAATAATGCAGTCCCTTCTTTAGTTGGTACGGTATTTACTCCGTGCGATTTGAGTGTTGTTAATTTTACAAAATCAGATCAGGCCGATAATACCGATAAGCTTGCTCAGTCTATGAGCAATCTTTTCTCTAATATGGGTGTCACAGAACTTGTGGTTTCCGGCGGTCATTCTACCAATGCTACCGGTCTTAGGCATTCTATCCAGGTTGATGAGGCTATGGCCCTTCGATTTGTGGATAAGCTGGAATCATGGGTAAATTATTATATCAAATACAACATTACAGAAGGTGCTATCTTTAAATTCCATCCTATTACCTACTTTAGCCAAAAGGAATACGTAGAAAGTCTTGCTGCCGCTATGGCTTCTGGAGCCCCGGTAAAATATGATTATCTCACCGCTTTAGGTAAAACACCATATGAGATGGTCGCTGACACCTGGGTTGAGTATTCTATGGGACTTACCGATATGTGGAAGCCATTACAGACCGCATATACCATGACTGATGATGGAACTTCAGATGCGGGTGGAGCTCCGCCCAAAGATGAAGGCGATCTCACCGATGAAGGTGAACGTAGCAAACAGAAAAGGGAAGGAAATGCTGAATAATGCAAAGTATGTTTATGACAACTACAGATGAGGCTACCGCTCTTCTGCTTAGAAAGGCCGGCTTTCAAGAAGCTGGAACTTACAATGGTATTTATACCTTCTTGACTGCTGATAAAATTCAGTTTTCAAGCGATATAGATAGATCCAAAATACAGTATACCAATACGCTGTATATCTAACTTCCTTACTTACAAGGGAGTTTTTATTTTGCAAGAAAGGAGGTACCCATGGAAGATAGAATTTTAACTATAGCTGACTTAATTAAAGTTTGTGAAACACAAAAAGTTTACTCATACTCTTCTAAAGAGACTGGCAGACCTGTGGTCGTTCAGTCTATTCAAGATTTTTCTTCTGCAGATATCGAAGAATCAGATGACGGTAAAATGTATGCTAAAGTACGTGTTTGCCACACTTTACTTAATAGAAATGGATCTTACATTACCGAAGATTCAATGAAGGCCGCAATGCCTACTCTTAAATATTCTCCACTTCTTGCTAACATTCATCAGCTTGATGATGGTTCTTGGGATTTTCATGCCCACGATTCTCATATAGAAAAAGATGAAAAAGGGAAAGAATACCGAGTATATGATGAATCTCAAATTGGTACTTTCACTGCAGATGATCCATATCTTGAGTATGACGAAGAGATGGATAAAACCTATGTTATTGCTAAAGTTGCTATTCCAACAGAGTATACCCGCGCTGCCGATATTATCAAAGAAAAGGGCGGAACGAAGGTTAGCTGTGAACTTCTTATCTATGATTATGCTTATAATGCCAAAGAAAAATATTTACAGTTAAATGACTTTAGATTTTCTGGTGTAGCTTGCTTGGGTAGCGAGAAAAGTGGAGAGCCTATCCTTGAAGGTATGGAAGGTTCTAAACTTACCCTCGAAGACTTTAGCGAAGATAAAAACAGCATTGTAAAATATGTTAATCAAATGAAAGAATTCCAGGATAGGCTCAGCAAATTAGAGTCTACGCTATTATATCAAGAAGAAAAAACGAAGGAAGGAGGAAATCCGAATTTGTTAAATGAGCTTTTAGAAAAATACAGTAAGACTGTTGAAGACCTTACTTTTGATTATGAGAATATGACCGATGAAGAGCTTTCTGCGAAATTTGCGGAACTTTTTGATGGTCAGGATCCTGAAGTAATTCCAGAGCCAGAACAGTTTGAAAAATTAGTTCGTACTTACGAGATCTCTCATGAAGATACTCGTTACGCTCTTTATCAGCTTCTATCCAGTTATGAGGAAGCCGACAATGAATGGTACTTTATCAATTCTGTTTATGATAATCACTTCACCTATGAAAATTGGGCTGGAGACAAGATTTTTGGTCAGGCATATACAAAGGATGGAGACAACGTAGCTTTTGATGGCGAAAGATACAATCTTCATAGAGAGTTACTGACCGATTCTGAATACGCAGAACTTCAGACTATGAGATCTGAATATGCCGGTCTTGTTGAATACAAAAATAATGCAGAATTTGCTAAACTTCATTCTCAGCGAGAGGCCATTCTTGAGGATGAAAAATATTCTGTTTTAGCTGAAGTTGAGGATTTCAAAACTTTAAGAGAAAACATGGACAACTATTCTCTCGATGATCTTACTAAAGAGGTTAAAGTAATCTTTGCTGACTACATCTCTTCTGTAGGACATTATTCTTATTCTCCAAAAGCTCCGAAAGGAATCTCCATCGGTGCAAATAATTCTGAATCTCATGTCGATGACACCAAACCTTATGGCGGAATTATTGAAGAGTAACATTATTAAATCTAAATCATAACCGAGCTTCTATGCTCGGGTCTTTTTTTATTTCAAAAAAAATCCCAATTAACTTTTTATTTTTCTAAATTCTATTCCCCGGCTAACAACCTGGGTCTTTTTATCTTATTCAATCAAGGAGGAAAATCACATATGGCTACCAAGCTTATTGATTATTCAAATGTGTACGGTGTAGCAGAAAGTTCCGATCTTACCTCTACTATTGCGGGACATCTGTATCACTTAAAAGCAACTGAAGATCTGGAAAATGGATCTTTTAGTGCTATCGATCCGACTACTTTCGTAGCTGGCGATGTATTTGAAACCAAGAAACCGGCTAAAGAAGATGCTGTTGCTCTTATCCTGACCTCACCGGAGATCTATGAGGACTATCGGCCGAAAATGCAGGAAGAGCAGAACTTCTATAACGCAAAAGATGACGTTGTAAGAGCTTATCAGCTCCAGAAAACTGACAGATTTGCCCTGTCTAAAGAGTGCTTCACTAATCCAACTGAAGCTGCAAAAGGCAAATATATCACTATGGGCGGAGACAGCTTTAAAGCTACTGTTGCTGTAGCAGATCCAGGAGATTGTGCTTTCGTAGGCTACATCTATGATGTTGCTGCCAATGGTCATTTCAGAATCTTCGTCGTGAAGAATGCGTAAGGAGGAGGAACAGTATGTTATTCAATTTTGATAGTCGTTGCGAAACTGTACAGCGCGTATTTGAGACTGAAGATAATCTGAAAAACTTCTCCAAACTGCGTACTGACTTAGTTAAAGATACCCTGGAGGGTGTAACCAAAGATAAAGCCGAGAAAACCATTAAGGCTAAGATGTTTGCTCTTGCTGGTCTTCCTGTAGGTGCAGATGCCAGACAGATTAGAGCTGCTATGAGAAAGACTTCTGTAAGAGAAGCACAGTTCGAGATTGTTACTGAGACGGTTGAGGATACCCTTATTTCCGGTTGGCAGTCAGATCCGTTCTTCAATAAATATGTTGAGATCAGAAACTATAATCTTGGTCAGACCAACGTATTCTATGTTCCTGATAATACTGATCTGATCGTTAGTGAAGTTTCTACTTCCAACCATGACATGACTCGTCAGAGACTTGGAATTGGTCATGAGATTAGCGTTAAGGTTAGAAGCTATGGCGCTAAAGTCTATATGGAAGTAGAGAGATATATGATGGGCGCTGAGGACTGGTCTACTCTGATCGGTAAGATCTCTATTGCATATACCCGCACCCTGAACACTCTGCTGCATGATGCAGTTATGTCTGCAGGTAAAACTCTTCCATCTCCGAATCAGTGGAATGTTACTGGTCAGCTTGATGCTTCCAATCATGATGACTTTATTAAGTTAATCAGCGATGTAGCTACCGCTACTGGTACTCAGCCGATCATCATGGGAACCAAGGTTGCACTGGCTGGTCTGAGAAAGATGGGCGATGTTGACTTTATTTCTAATGAAGCAAAATCTGATGTATACAGAACTGGTAGATTAGGACTGTTTGAGGGAATTGAGATTGCTGAGATTCCGCAGGCATTTGCTCCGAACGATACCAGCAAATACCTTGTTGATGATACCAAGCTGCTTATCATGCCGGGTAACATCGATCAGTTTGTAAAACTGTATTATGAAGGAGACACTCAGATCAAAGAAGTTACAGATCGTAATACTAACATGGATGGAACCATGGAGTACGAGCTGGTAATGAAGTTTGGTGTGGCTGTTCTTACTAACGTTAGATTCGGTACCTGGACTATCGGCTAATAGAATTGAAAGAGGCGGGGATATTTCCTCGTCTCTTTTTGAACAGAAAGGAAAATTTTATACATGAGTGAAACAAATGTAACTAAAAAGACAACCCGAGGTAAACGTACCACTGCCACTCCGATTGATGAAACGGCAAAAATGGACGCGCCAGTTGAAATGGAGAATACCTCTGATGAAGTTGCTATCAAACCCGTAAATACTGTTGCACCAGCAAAACCGGCAAAAGTTGTAATTGCTCCCGATGAACTTATTCCATGCAAGTCCATTGTGGTTGGAAAATTACTTCTGATCGGCAAGAAAACCAAAATCCAGTATCGCTGGGAAAATAACGGTGACCTTCAGTACATAGAGTATCAGGACCTTTTAGCTGAGATGATCACAAATTCTAATGCCATCTATGCTCCATACATTATGATCGAGGATGACAGAATTCTTGACGATTTTAGATGGAAAAAGATCAGCGACCTTTATGAAAGAATA